GTAGACAATGCAGAAGGAATACTTGATAAAGTTATTACAACAGACAAAGAGAGAGATGAAGCAAAACTCGCTCTTAGACGGTTATTACTTGACGCCGAGACAGAAGCTTTTAAACAAGAAGTTGAAGACAGAAAAAGTGCACGCGAGATGTATAAAGACGATGCGTTCATTCAAAAAGTCCTTGCAACTTTATTTACAGCAGCATACTTTGGATTAAGTTTCATGATGTTCAGATTTTTTGTAATGAAAGATATTGAACTAGGTGAGTTTGAAATAAGTTTTATTTCTACTATATTTGGAGCTATGAGTGCTAAAGTTAATACGGTAGTCGATTTCTTTTTCGGCGGATCGTCTAAAAAGAATAACGAACAACAAAATAACAATAAATAATTATGGGAATAAATTCACAAGGAGTCGCTTATGACTTTGGTCAAATGGGTAGTATGTTAGTTACCGGTACTGCAGCTTTTAATCCTCCAAACGGTATGGTTATAGTAGCAATAACATCACTAGATGATGATACAGATTTTGCTGATACAGTTGGTTTAGTATCAGAACTAAACACAGATAATATAGGTGGAATATCAGTTTCTAATTTTGTAACAACAGCAGCAGCAGGTGGTCATGTTGATGGGGAAGTAACAGACGCTGACCCGCACAATGGCAATAACGCTACTGGCTTAGGTGGCGTAACTGGAAAAGTAGAAACAGCAGCGAATATGGTAGCAGCAGGTGTAAAACCTGGTATGCTTGTTCATACAACAGGATCAATGCTTCCTTATAGTTCAACCGATCCGTTTGTAGTTAAATCTGTAGATACAGATCACTTTATTGTAACTAAAGGTCGCCAAAATAATGACGCTGTTGTAACTTCTGCAGGAGTATCAGACGGTGCTAATGAAGCTTGTTTTTTCTATTCTGCGCGTGGCCAAGGAGTTGGTGGTATACAAGCTACTGCATCAAACATGCAGATACCAAGTGGAGCGACTATATACGGTAGGTGGACTAGTGGTAAATTAGCAGCTGGTAAAATAATTGCTTATTTCGGTATATAATGGCATTGGGTAGCAGCAACAGCGTGGGTAAAGCTAGAGGTAAAAGTATAGCCGTAGTAAATAAAAGGTTTAAAGAATATAAAATTGCAAAAAACTACAACTCTTTTAGTGCCTCACCAGTACAAGCTAAAAGCGCTTGTAGTTATCCAAGATTGTTAAGTGAAACTTTTTACCATAATGGTAAGGGTGCTTTACCAACTACAAACGATGTTGTTTACAAATCTAAACGAGCCCGTTCTAACAATAAATTCACAGCTGGTCACTATAAAGTAGCGTTAGGTAAAACATCTAAATCTTTACAAATTAACAAAGCTGGCGTAGTAATTGCTGTAACAAATTGCCCTTAATAATAATTAAATAAAATAAAATAAAATGAGTAAAAAAGAAGAGTTGGTTGACTTAAAACCAGAAGTTGATAAAATATCAGACGAACATTTAAAACAATTACAGGAAGTTATAAATGTCGTAAATAACTTACAGTTTAAAATAGGACAGTTAGAAGGACAAAAACATAACTTATTACACGAGTTAGGATTGTCACAAAAGAAAATTATTGACATGCAAGATGTATTTTCTAAAGAATATGGTACTTTTGATATTAATGTAGCTGACGGAACTATTAATAGAAAAGAAGATGAAAAATAATATCATTAGAAAAATAACTGTAGGTAAAGACTATAAAAATGATTCAATGCACTATGCTGTAGATCAAGAGGTTTACGGCGGGCATAAAATCTGTGATATAGTAGAAGAAGAAGATAAGTACTGTATTTATATTAGAAAAGAACAAGTGGTAATACCATGGAAAGATTTTAATAAAAATATGGCTATATCAGTTGAGTATAACTTAGAATATTAATGAATGCTTATAAAGATTTTATTATCTCTCCTATTGGCGAGCGTTATAATAATACTAAACAAATTGATGACAAAGAATTAATACTTAATACTGAAATATTTAATCATCAATATATAAATAGATTAGCAAAAGTTATCGCTACTCCGCTATTATTTCAATCACCTGTTAAAATAGGTGATGAAGTAATAGTGCATCATAATGTTTTTAGAAGATGGCATGATGTTAAAGGTAGAGAAAAAAATAGTAGATCATATTGGAAAGAAGATAAATATATAATATCAGAAGATCAAATATATTTATATAATAATAAAGCTATGCCCGGATTTAGTTTTGTTAAACCATTGAAATCTAATAATAAGTTTACTAATGATAAAGAGCAACCATTAATAGGTGTAGTTAAATATTCTGACGGTAAATTTAATATAAATGATTTAGTAGGATTTACACCTAATAGTGAATATGAGTTTGTTATAAACGGAGAAAGATTATATAGGGTTATGAATAAATTTATTACAATTAAATATGAATATCAAGGAAACGAAGAAGAATATAATCCAAGCTGGGCAAAAAGCAGTTGAAGAATTAATTAAAGTTGCTAAAGAACCTATAGTTGATAGCGATGATGATATATCAGCTGATAGATTAAAAAACGCAGCCGCTACAAAAAAGCTAGCTATATTCGATGCTTTTGAAATACTTAATCGTATAAACGAAGAAGAAAGTATGCTTGAAGGTAAAACTGAAGAAAAAAAAGAAGTTAAGTTTAAAGGTTTTGCAGAAGGTAGGTCAAAATGAAATACGAACAAGACTTATACAAAATAGTAGAGCCAATAAGGCAAAACACTATTAAAAGATTAAATAAAAGCAGAAAGTGGAAGTACGGATATAACAAAGAAAACGATATAGTTGTTATATCGAGAACTGGAATGATTGGTGATGTTATAGAAATACAAGGCTTACAAATAGCTTTACCTAAACAGCCAAACAATATATATAGTTGTAGCAAAAATAAAGCAGAACAAAAATGGAAACAGTTTCCAGCTAACCCAGCTTTTAAAAAAATTAAAACTGTATTTGATTGGCAAGATTATCCAGACGATTTTAAACAAGATCATTACGAATATATAGACGAAGAGTTTAAAAGAAGAGAAGAAGGCTTTTGGTTTATGAATAACGGTAAACCAACCTATATAACAGGTACGCATTACATGTACTTACAATGGAGTAAAATAGACGTAGGTGCTCCAGATTATAGAGAAGCAAATAGATTATTCTTTATATTTTGGGAAGCTTGTAAGGCGGATAAAAGAAGTTACGGAATGTGTTACTTAAAAAATAGACGTTCTGGTTTTTCATTTATGAGTTCAGCTGAAACAGTTAACTTAGCTACATTGGCTAGCGATAGTAGATTTGGCATACTATCAAAAACTGGTGCTGATGCAAAAAAAATGTTTACAGATAAAGTTGTACCAATAAGTCTCAACTATCCATTTTTCTTTAAACCGATACAAGATGGTATGGACCGACCAAAGTCCGAACTTGCTTATAGAGTTCCAGCTAAGAAGTTTACTCGTAGAAAAATACGTGAGCGTGAGGAAATGGATGACGTTGAAGGACTAGACACAACGATAGACTGGAAAAACACAGGTGATAACAGCTATGATGGTGAAAAACTAAATTTACTAGTTCACGATGAAAGCGGTAAGTGGGAAAGGCCTGATAATATAAAAAACAATTGGAGAGTTACAAAAACTTGTTTAAGATTAGGTAGTAGAATAGTTGGTAAATGCATGATGGGTAGTACTAGTAATTCACTTGATAAAGGTGGTGATAATTTTAAAGACTTATATAATAATTCTGATGTAACTAAACGTAATCGTAACGGACAAACTAAATCAGGTTTATATTCTTTATTTATACCAATGGAGTGGAATTATGAAGGATTTATTGATGAGTATGGTCAACCAGTATTTAATACTCCTAAGCAACCATCTGTTGACCCACAAGGCATAGAAATAGACTATGGTGTAATTGATCATTGGGACAATGAAGCTGAAGGTTTAAAAGACGATCAAGATGCTTTAAATGAATTTTACCGTCAGTTTCCTAGAACTGAAGAGCATGCATTTAGAGACGAAACAAAAAATAGTTTATTTAATCTTATAAAAATATACGAGCAAATAGACTATAACGAAGGTAATAGAAACTCATCAGTGACAACTGTTGGTAACTTTCAATGGTTAAATGGTAAAAAAGACACATTAGTTACTTTTAATCCAGATCCTAATGGTAGATTTAATATAAGTTGGGTACCAGGAGGTAAATTACAAAATAACGTTATTTTAAAAAATGGCGTAAAATATCCAGGTAATGAACACATAGGAGCTTTTGGTTGTGACTCATACGATATATCTGGAACAGTAGATAAACGAGGATCAAAAGGAGCTTTGCATGGATTAACAAAGTTTTCAATGGAAGACGCTCCAGCAAATACTTTTTTCCTTGAATATATAGCAAG